GGAGGGCCGCATGAGCCGACGTTGGGGCATTTCGCGCGGTACCGGCGGGCTGCCAGGGATTGACGTCCACGTCGGCGCCTGGCAGGCGATCGAGGATCACCTGGGCGACGACCCGACGACGGTAACCGGGGCGAGCGCCGGGGCTGTGGTCAGTGCCCTGCAGGCTGCCGGCAGGACGGCTGCAGATGCCGTGCAGATCGTGCGCGGGCTGCGCAGTGAGGACCTGGTCTCGTACCGGCGATTCTGGCAACCGCGCGTGTTCTGGCTCGACGGTATCCTGGATCCGGAGCCGGTGCACGCGGTGCTGACCGACCTGCTGCCGGCGACGATGCTGGACTGCCAGCGTGAGCTGCTCGTGTCGACGACCTGGATGAATCCGGTGGACCATACGCCGGTGGTCTGGCGGAACGGCTTCGTGCCCTTGCCTGCGGTCGTGCAGGCGTCTACGTGCATCCCTGGTATCTGGCCCTATACGCACATCCATGGCCCGTATCCACACAGCGACGGCGGCTGCAGCGATGCGGTGGTGACGCCCGACGATATCGCCAGCTATGATTTGTGGATCCACATCGAGCCGACGCGCCATACTGACTACCGCAAGCGGGACCGCAACGTGGTCTCGCGGCTGCTGTGGGCGTACGAGGCGCTGAGCCGGTACTGCGTATCCCAGGAGCGGGCGGCGCTGCGGGCGGCGCTGGGTGATCGGCTGCTGTGGATCGAGGTGGATATGGGTGAGTCATCGATGCTGGATTTTGACCATTCACTGATCGAGCGGTCCGCCCGACGGGTGGCCGCCGAACTCAAACTGCAGGGGTATTGATCATGCGCCGGGCTATCGCCATCATCATCATCGCACTCCTCGCCATCGGCTGCCGTACCGGGCAGCGGATAGACGTGAACATCAACGGCAGCGATAACCGCGTCCGCCTGGAGCGGGTCGATGCCACGCAGGACGCGGCAAAATCGCTGGAAGATCTGCTGAATCCGGCGGCCAGCACGGCGGTCGGTGCGGCGACCAGCGCCGGCGCGGTTGACCAGGGGAGGGAGTAAGCGTGAATTGGTGGGTAGTGATCGCAGCGTTTGTGGCGGGCCTGGGCGGCACAATCGCCGGCAGCGGCATTGTGATGCTGATTGTCGCCCAGAAGTTCAGGGACTTCGCGGAGTTGAAGCGGCGCGTGGACCAGTCGCTGCAGGGCCAGGTGACGCGAAACGATGAGCGGCTCGACTGCCACGACACCAAGCTGTCCGTGATCGACGAGCGCGTGAAGCGTGTCGAGGCCGTCGCGGTGACGGTCAACATCCCTCTGCTCAATCAGCAGTGGGAGACCCTGGCGTGCGAGGTCCGCGACCTGAAGATACAGCTTGCCGGACTACCCGAGGTGGCGACCATGGTCCGCAACCTGAACGACTACGTTGGCAACGTCCACGGAAAGCTCTCCCGTCACTGCGAATCCCCGGCATCAAAGGCTCACAATGGATAAGTCCATCATCCGCCAGCAGGTCCTTTCGGCATTGCGCCCCCTGGGCGGGGCGCCGGGCAGTGAGGACTACATCGTCAGCCAGATCCCGTGCAGCAACAGCCCGAGTGTGCGGGCCGCGATCGAGACGGCGTTAGGCGATCTGGCGACCCTGGGGTACATCGAGGACCTGGCCGCGGGTACGGCGTTCGCCAGCCAGTACCGGATCACGGCTTCGGGCCTCCGGCAAATCAACCGTGAAGAGCGGATGGACCCGAGCATCTGGGGCGCCGCGGCACTGGGGGCGCGAGGATGAACAGCTTCAGCGAACAGGGATACGTGGCCCATCCTGCCGGAGTGCTGTTGCCCAGCGGCTACGGTTACTGTTGGCCGCCCGAGCAACGGGCAGTGGCCCGCGCCCGCATGGCGAAGGGGATCCGCGACGGTGGCCCGCGCAACCGTGGCCGCAGGCAAGGGAGGCGTAGATGAGCCGGCGCCCACGGGGAAAACTCAGCCGCCTGCCGCTGGAGCAGCGGATGGTGGTGATTGACCGGTTACTGAACGGCGCGACGTATGATGACGTACGCCAGGCGCTGCGGGCGGCCGGGGCGCCGGAGCGCGCGATCCCCGTCGGCGACGCGAGTTTCACGGCGTTCATGGGGACGGACGAGTATCGGCAGAACCGGGAGCTGCGGACGTTGGGGCAGGTACAGGCACAGAACCGCAAGATCCTGTTCGACGGCATCGAGGCGGGCGGCGGTTTGCCGCCGGTCCTGCAGGCGGCCGTATTCAGCATGCAGGACAGCCTGCTGAAGGCACTGTCAACGCAGGCCATCGAGCCGGAAGATTTGCCGAAGGTGGCCAACGCGATCACCCGTCTGGGCGCGGTGACGGTGGCGTTCGAGAAGCTGCGGATGGAGCAGAATAAGCAGGCCGGCGAGGGCAAGGGGGAGACTCGGAAGCTGCTGACGCCCGAAGAGGCGATGGCCAGATTGCGGGAGGCCGTAGGGCTATGAGCAACTACTTTCTGCCGTACCAGGCAAAGTGGATCAACGACGATGCGGACCTGAAGCTGTACGAAAAGAGCCGCCGCATTGGCATCACCTACGCCACCAGCTTCCGCTGTGTCGACAAGCTGGCGACCCGCAAGGGATTTACGCAATGGGTAAGCTCGCGGGATATGCTCACTGCTCAGGAGTTCATCGGCCAGTACGTGAAGAAGTGGTGCAGTCACTTGAACGTGGCCGCCGAGGGTCTGGCGGCGCGGGATCCGGAGGTCCTGGAAGTAGCCACGGATGAAGGCATCGCGAAGGTCCAGGCGTTCATTGCGCGTGTTCATCACGATGACGGCATCAGCCGGATCATCAGCCTATCCAGTACGCCCCAGGCGTTCGCCGGCAAGGGCGGCGACGTGCTGCTGGACGAACTGGACCTCCACGACGATCCGGGCACACTGTTGGCCATGGCCACCCCGTGCATCAGTTGGGGCAACCAGCTCGAGGCGGTCAGCGCGTACGACCCGAAGAAGAATGCCGAGAGCACGTTTTCCCAGCTCTGCAACGACGCCCGCGCCAAGAACCCGATGGGCTGGAGCTTCCATCACACGACCGTCGACGAAGCGATTGGGCAAGGGTTCGTGGAGAAGATCAATCAAGTAAAGGGCAAGAACTACTCCCGTGAGGAGTGGCGCGCCCGGCAGCGCCGGATGTGCCGGACGGAGGACGACTGGCTAAGTCAGTACATGTGCCAGCCAGCCAGCGACTCGAAGGCATTGCTGTCGTACGAAACGATCATGGGCTGCGAAATGCCCTGGGGGGCGCGCGATTCGATCGACGGCCACGGCCCGAAGTATGTCGGCATGGATATCGGGCGCGAGAAAGACCTTACGGTCATCTGGGTCATTGAGCGGTTGGGGGACGTCTACTGGACGACCGCCGTACACGTCCTGGAGAAGTGCCCGTTCAGCGCGCAGTTGGACCGCCTGCTATCCATCCTCAACAATGAACGCGTTGTCCGCTGCTGCATCGACAAGACCGGCTTGGGCATGATGCTGGCCGAAGAGGCCGCGAAGAAGGCCGCCTGCACGATTGTCGAGGGGATCACGTTCACGGCGGCCGCGAAGGATGAGATGGCCGTGCACCTGGTGCAGACCTTCGAGGATCGCCGCGTACGGGTACCGGATGACGATGCTGTCCGCGCCGATCTGCACAAGGTGCGCAAGATCGTGACCGCGTCCGGCAACACCCGCTATGACGCCGACCACGACAAAGACGGCCATGCCGACCGCTTTTGGGCGCTGGCCATGGCCATCGAGGCCGGCTGGTCCGGCGCGGCAATGGCCATCCCGCCGACCGTGCTGACGGTCGCGCGTGGCCTGGACTTCTGGGGGAGAACCGCATGAACTGGATCGGCAACATTTTCAACCGCGCGCGCCAGGCTGCCGGGAGCTATCTGGCCAACAGCAATACGGATGTCTATGTCGGCGGCGTCACGCACAAAGCGGACCCGGCGACACAGCTCGGCAACCCGCTGATCGGGCTGACGCCGGCGCTGGCGGCGAGCTACTTCAGCCAGTCGCTGCGCGGTCAGTGGACACGGCTGCAGTGGCTGGAGTACCACGCCGAACACCTGGATGCGGACCTGATTGCATTGTGCCGCCTGCGCACGGGCGCGGTGGGCGAGTTCAACTGGTCGATCGAGGCGGACGGCGAGGCCAAGGATCAAGTCCTCGCCCGCGAACAGGCCGACCGCCTCCGCGAGCTGTACACCGCCGTGGACAATATCGACAGCGTCGTTGCCCACCTGGAAATGTCCTTGTTCCGCGGCTATGCCCACGTGCTGATGGCTCCCGTGGGGGACAGTTGGGATCTCCGCCCGCTCGACCAGTGGTGGTTTGTTCGCGACGGGCTGTACGGCGACTGGTACTGGAATCCCGAGGCAAAGAGCGGCGATGCGGCGTCCCTGGGGGACGACGCTCGGATCGATCCGGCCGACTACATCATCCGCGAGGAGCAGTTCCCGGTCATTTGGCTGGCGTGCCTGAAGTTCATCCGAGCCAACGCGAACGAGAAATGGTGGGACAGCTTCTGTGAATCTGTCGCCCAGCAGGGCACGATCATCACTGCGCCGCAGGGGCTGTCTCCGGAATCGGGCGCCCAGTTCCAGGCGGACGCCTTGTCGATCGCCAGGGGCGCATCGGGTGTCCTGCCGTTTGGCAGTCAGGTTATCCAGAGCAACACGCAGCGCGGCCAGATCCCGTTCGAGAAGCGGCTGGAGAAGTTGAGCGGCGACCTGATCAAGGCCACGATCGGCGGCATCCTGGCAATCGAGACCCGCAGCGGCAGTGGCACACTTGCTGGCGGCGCCCACCAGGAGACCCTGGATACCATCGTCAACGCGGACGCGCGGCGGATTTCCGAGGTTATGCAGCGGCAGTTCGACCGGAAGGCGCTTGATCGCGACTTCCCCGGTCGGGACCGCCTCGCGCACTTCGAGCTGACGACGCGCGAGGAGCCGGACGTTGACAAGGTCGTCACCAATATCACCACGCTGGCGGCGGCCGGGTACCAGGTGGACCCGGAGCAGGTCAGCGAGCAGACCGGCTACAAGGTCACGCTGAAGCCCCCGGAGACGTTCGGGCAGATCCCCGGCGGCATGGGCGGGGCGCTCCCAGAACCGGCTGCCGGTGCGACTGGCGGCGACATGGGGACGGTCGGGCCGCGCATGCAAGCAATCACCCAACTGGCCGAAGCCGTGCGTGTGGGCGGTATCAGCTACGATGCCGCGGTCAACCAGGTCAAGTACTTCTTCGCCATCGGTGACGTGGAGGCCCGGCAGCTGCTGGGCGACATCACTACCGCGCCGGCCGCTGCCCCGACGATCACGAACCGGGCGACGCCGGATGCCGGCGCGAAGGTCGCCGAGCGACTGGCCGCCGAGCTGTCGATCCCCGCCGGCTGGCTGACACCGATCAATCAGGTACTGCGCGACATCGAGGCGAAGGCCGCGGATAAGAGCGTGACCTCGGAGGAACTGGCCGACTACGTTGAGCAGGTTGCCGTCGGGTTGCCGGAAGTGTTCGCCGAGATGGATACCGAGGCACTGGCGGACATGCTGACCACGGCCCTCGAGGGCGCGGCGGCCGCCGGCGTCCAGGACTCCCAGGCAGCGGAGGCCAGCGATGCCGGTTGAGTACGAGTTTGGCCCGAACCCCACGGCGGTGCGGAGGCTGGCGGCGAAGACGCCGGTTGCTTCACCGCTGCGCACGGCCGGTTGGTCGCGGGAGCCCGTTGCCCTGCGCGAGCGCGCCCAGTTCTCCGCCGGCGTCGAAAGCCTGCGGCTGATGGATGGCGTGCAGCGGAAACTGCAAGCGGCGGTTGGCCAACTGCGCGAGAAGGTTGCCAATGGTGAAGCGTTCGTGGATCGCGACAGCTTCATTGCCGACATCCGTAAGCTCGCGGTCGAGGAGGGCGTCCGGACCACGGACGCCGCCGGCGCCGGTACCGTCCGGGACATCCGGAGCAATGCCCGCCTGGGGATGATCTACGACATCCAGACCCAGCAGGCCTACAACTACGCCCGCTGGCAGAGCGATCTGGATCCGGACGTGTTGGATGCCTATCCCGCGCAACGGCTGACGCGCATCGAGTCCCGCCGCGTGCCGCGAAGTTGGGCGCCGCGGTGGAAGGCCGCCGGCGACAGCGTGAACTGGGATGGCGCGATGAAATCGCCATGGGTGGCGCTGAAGACCTCGCCGATCTGGAAGGCTTTGTCCCGCTTCGACGTCCCCTGGCCGCCGTACGATTTCGGCAGCGGCATGGGCGTCGAGGACGTTGATCGCGAGGCAGCGCAGGCGTTGGGCCTGGTGCCAAACGCCGCCGAGCAGCCGGCCGAGGAACAGAAGCCCGAGAGCCAGGCGGAGACGCCGGCGGAACCGCAGCCGGCGACGGCACAGCAAGATGCCCAGCCACCGGCAGTTGCCGATTTCAACGAAGGCCTGGAAGCCAGCCTACGGGGGTTGCCACCGGAGACGCGCCGACAGTTGCGGGAGACCTTCGGTGATCAGATCCAGATGCACGGCGACCGGGTACGCTGGATGCCGGAAGGCGTATCTGGTTACGTCGATCGCACGCTACGTGATCGGCAATGGGCGGCCAAGCCGCTTGGCCTGGGGCGGGCCACGCCGCGGACAACCGCCCAGAGCCACCGCATCGACCTTACGGGCACGAAGTTGGTCGTATCGACCAGTGCTGTACGGCACGTGGATAGGAGGCACGGGGCGGACTCTGACCTGACGGATCGGAACGTACCGATGACCAAGCTGGACTGGCGGCAGTTGCCTCTGCTCTGGCGCAATCCAGATCGAGTAACCTACCACGGCGGCAACAACATCGTCATCCTCTGGCGCGAGATGCCCGAAGGCGACTGGCTACGGGCGGCAGTGAAGAAGACAGGCACGCGAACAGTGCAACTGATCACTATGAACAAGACGCCCACCGGGCCGGACGGCGCCGATGGGCGAAGCGCACACGGGAACCCGGATGGCAAGCCCCCCAGGACGACGCCCGAAGCGTGAAACCCGTCTTTGCGCGTTACTGAAAACTACATAGAGATAGTCAGAAGTCAATGGCAGACCAGCAGATAACAGATCGGATCACTCCCGCGCTCCGGACGATTGGCGACGGCATTCGTCAGCCGCGGCCGCTGATGGCCATGCTGGGCAAGACTGTCGAGGTCGAGACGCGTGCCCACTTCGCGGCGCGCGATCGCGAGGGCAATCGCAAAGGCTGGGCGCCTCGGCACTTCTGGAATCGCGAAGGCCGCGACAAGACGACGCTGTCGCGCATCGAGGCGGACCGCGCGGTTGTCACCATTTCAAGCCCGGCGATCGCCCACAAGGTGACTGGCGGGACAATCAAGCCAAAGCGGGGCCGGGCACTGGCGATCCCGCTGACCGAGCGGGCATACGCTCAGGGGAGCCCGCGCAACTGGCAAGGGCCGGAGTTGTTCCGGCCGCCCGGCAAGCGATACCTGGCCATCCGCGACGGAGAGGCCATCCGCGTCCAGTATATCCTGGTCGGCTCCGTGACGCAGGATCCGGATCCCCGAGCGCTACCGGACCCGGCCGCCTTGGAAACCAAGCTCATCAAGAAGGCAGAAGCCTGGCAGCGACGGCTGCTGCAAGACGCCAACAGCAGAGGTGCATCATGATTGCAGATACGGACCTGATCCTCAACACCGCGATGCGCGAACCCGACGACGAGGGCTGGTACCAGATCGCCCCTTACGGCGAATTCCCCGCCGTGGTCGGTGGTCGGAAGTTCACGCAGGTGATCGACCGCGAGGCGGCGCAGGCGCTCGCCGAGTCGTTCATCCCCAACAGCACGGCCGCGCTCATCGACTTCGACCACTTCAGCATGGACCCCGACCGGTCGAGCGAGGCGGCCGGTTGGACGCAGCAGATGGAGGCCCGCGACGACGGCCTGTACGCCAGGATCGACTGGTCCGACGTCGGCGCCGGCGCCGTGAAGGGCAAGCGGTTCCGCTTCTTCTCTCCCGTCTGGAACCGCGCGGACTGCGAGACACTGGCCGGCGGCCGCATCCGCCCGCGGCGCCTGAAGAGTCTGGCGCTGACCAACGCCCCGAACATCCCTCACCGACCCATCACCAACCGCAACCCCAATGAGGAGGTCACCATGACCGCAATCGCCGAGGCCCTTGGCCTCCCCGCGGACGCCGACGAGGCGACCGTACTGGAGGCGCTCAAGGCCCTTCAGTCCCGCGTCGATGAACTCGAGACGGCCGACAGCGAAACGAAGGCTGACGAGATCATGAACCGTTTCGCGGACGTCATCCAGGACAAGGATGCCATCCGCAAGCAGATCATCGCCAACCGCGAGGGGACGCTGGCCGTGCTCCAGGGTCTGCGCGCGGCCAGCAAGGCGGACACCCTGCCCAACCGGCGCGACGGCAAGCTGCCGACGCTCGATGGCGAGAAGGCCGCCGACGAAGCCCAGGCGGCGGCGATCCGCAACCGCGCCGGCGAGATCCGGAAGACCGAGGGCCTCACGTTCTCGGCCGCCTGGGATCGCGCCAGCACCGAAATCCGCAACCGCAAGTAATCACGCTCAACAAGTAATCACGCTCAACAAGGAGATTCAATACCATGAGCGAACGACGCGAAGGGCTGATCCCCCTGCCGGCCTACGAAGACCTCTCCGATAAGGAAGGCTACCTGGCCTGCATCTACAACGACAGCGGTACGCCCAAGGCGACGCTGCCCAGTGACAACGCGGACATGCCGCTGTATGTCATCCGCAACGGCAACACCGCGGGTGAACTGGTCGATCTGGAGCCCCTGTACAGCAACGTGCAGATCCAGGTCAAGGCCAAAGGTACCGGCGATGCCGGCGCGCTGATGATCCTCGCCGACACCGGTACCGCCGCGGACTGCGGCAAGATCCGCGCCATCTCCGGCAACGACCCCTGGTTGATCCTGGCAGTCGCCGAAGAGACCTTCGTCGATGGTCAGCTGACCAAGGTTCGCCCGATCCTGACGGCCGGCACCATCGCCAAGCTCGTCGCCACGAGCCTGTTCGATGCCAACACGATCCTGGCCGCCGATACGGACAACACCCCGGCGGCCCTGGAGGTCGCCGAGCAGCGCCTCGTCGGGCGGGTCACCGACGGGAACATTGCGGCGCTGACCGGCGCCGAGGTCGCCAGCATCGTCGGCGACGTTGGCAAGGTCATTGCCCACGGCATCCACCCCTGGGCGGGCGGGGCGGCGACGACGGACAGTATCGCGGTCTCCGGGATGCTGGCGACGGACACCGTACTGGCCGTCCTGACCGCGGTGGCCGCCACGGAAACGTTGGTCCTGGCCACGCCGGGAAGCGACGCGATTGCCCTCACCCTCGGCGCCGCCGGCACGGATGGGACGACCAAGGTCGCCTACGCCGTCCTGCGCGCCCACGCCTGATCAACGCTCAACGCTCAACGCTCAACGATAGAAGGCTAACATTATGAGCCGACTCACTGATATCAGCTCCAATCCCACCATGCGGGAATACGCCCAGGGCGCGGCCCAAGAAGCAATCCAGCCGGTGGCGGACTTCATTGCCCCTCCCGTGGAAGTCTCCACCATGACCGGGCGCTTCAAGATCTACGACGAGAAACAGCGGTTCAGCCTGCCGGATACGCGGCGGGCGCTCGGGGGCCGGGCCACCGAGCTGCGGTTCGACGTGTCGGACGGGAACTACAACTGCGAACCGCACGCGCTGGACTACCCGGTGGACAACCTCGAGCGGCTCGAGGAACGCGATCTGGAGGATTCGCTCAAAGAAGGCGCCAACGCCGTCGCCGAGATCGCGGGACTCGTCCACGAAAAAACCGTCATCTTCGCGGCGTTGGCCGCCGCTGGCGACGGGACGGGTAAGACGTGGGACTCGAGCGGCGACCCCATCGCCGACCTCGATACCTACATCATCAACGTCCTGAAGGCTGCCCGGTACGGCAGTTTGATGGGCGTCGGCGTGCTGTTCGGCGTGAACGCTTGGCGCATCTTCAAGAACCACTCGAAGGTCACCGGCAAATTCGTCGTCGGCAACAGCAAGCGTGGCAACGTCGCGATCCCGACGGAGGAATCCGCCGGCGCGCTGCTCATCGGCACGCCGGAGATCCGGACCTCCTACATGGTCTACGACGAAGCCGCCGCCGGCGTCACGGACAGCATCCAATTCCTGCTCGACACGTCGATCCTGGTCTTCGCGCGGAAGATGGCGCCCACCCGGCGCGACCCGTCCTTTATGAAGACGTTCCGGCGCGCCGGCCAGTGGATGGTTCCGGGATCCTACATCCGGGACGACGGCCGCGCCGAGGTCGCCAAATTCGACTGGTCCGAAGACGTGCAGGTGACCAACAGCACCGCGGTCGGTCGCTTGAACATCAGCGAGTCCTGACCTCCATGCCCGGGCGGGGGCTGATCAGGCCTCCGCCCGCGGCAACCTCCGGAGACGCCCATGCCCTATATCACAGCCAGCGACATCGAAGCGCGGTTCACGGACGCGTTCCTGGATCAGGCGCTTGACGACGACACCGACGGCGTCCGGGACACCGGACTGCTCGAGAGTGTCCTCACCGCGGCATCCGACGATGTCGATGGCATCCTCGGCGCGGCGTACACCGTGCCGTTCTCGTCGCCGTACCCGGCCGCCGCCAAGGGCGCGGCGCTGGCGTTCGCCTGCGAGCTGCTCTATGCCCGGCGCATGGGCAAGAGCAGCAAGGACGTGAACCCGTGGACCGCTCGCGCTGACGACTGGCGGCGGCGTCTCGAGGACATCGTCCTCGGCAAGGTGCCGCTGCGCTCCGCGACTGCGACCGCCGGCGGGGCGTTCACGACGCCCGACACCAACTTTCTACCCGCCAACCAGGACGGTATCTGATGGCCGTACGCCTACGCCATATCCTGCAGCGCTTCCAGAGTCATCTCGGCGAGGATGACACGCTGGCCACGTGGTGCACCGAGCACCTGGGGCGGCCGGCCCTGATCCAAGTTGGCAACGAACCGACTGACGACCCGACGATGTGGCGCGTCCCGGCGGTCGTCATGGTGCCCGAGCGTCGCGACGCCGGGCAAGCGGTCGAGGAACACCGTGGTGTCATCTTCGTCGAGTGCCGGCTGCAAGCCGAGGGCATCACTCCGGACAGCGGCGAGCCGCGGCCAGTGCGCGCCTACGATGGGGTCTACCTGCTGGACGAGTTTTCCGAGGAGGTTGCCGCGGCGCTCGCCCGCGCTCTTTCGGGCACCCCTGTCGATCTCGATATCCTGGGCGAGACCATGGATACCCAGGAGTTCTATCCCGTCATGGTCGCCGACATCCGCGTGACCGTCACCATACCCGTCTACATGGGCGGGGAAATCACACTGGAGTAGACAATGAGTCAGCAACCTGGATGGGCCGCCCAACTGGTCGGCCAGCAAGAAACCGCCTTTGGCGAGGATCCGACCAGCGTCACCGGGCAGATCCTTCCCATCATCAGCCACACCCTCAAGGCCGACGAACCCCCGATCGAGAACGAAGTCATTCGCGGGCGGCGCGACGCAGCGCTCCCGGACATCGGCCCTGTCAACGTCGGCGGCGATGTCGTCGTCCCCCTCGAGATCGGCAACCTGGGCTGGTGGATGGCCATGGCATTCGGCGGCACGGGCCCGATGTATAAAGTCGGCAGCACGCAACCGTCCGCCGTCCTGGCCGACCAGAACGCGACGGCAGCAGCCTACGCCAAGTACAACGGCTGCATGATCAGCCGCATCCAGTTCCGCTTCGCCCCCGGCCAGCAGCTCCGGGCGACGTTCACCATCATCGGCGCGTCCGAGGGCAACACGCAGTTTGCGGCGAGTCCGACCGCGGCCACCGCCCTGGTCCCGATCCTGTTCAAGGATCTGACGTTCTCCGAGGCGGACACGGCATTCGCCGGTTGCACCGAGTTCACCTGCGACATCGACTTTGGCCTGTCGGCGGACCAGTACCCGATCGGCGCAGGCGGCTATCGCACGTCCATCCTGCCGGGCCGCGCCAAGGTGACCGGCCAGGTGACGGCGTTCCTGGACAGTGACGGCGCCGGGCTCTGGACCAAGGCCAACGCCGGCACTGAGACAACTCTCTCCGTCGAGGGCGTTCCCGCCACTGGCAAGAGCTTCAAAATCGAGTTGTTCGAGGCAAAACTTCACCGCCCGACCAAGGACCTGGCCGGCCCCACCGGCCGCCTGCTGCAGTTCCAGTACACTGCCTACTACAACGATCCCAGCGCGGACAACTCCATCGTCCGCGTCACCGTCGACAACGCCACCGAATAAGGAGACCCGCACCATGCCCGCAACCAAAGTCATCACCGTCGAATTGTCGGACGGCAGCAACCTGGACGTCCGCATCAAGCCGCTCACCTGGCGCCAGCTCAAAGACCTGCGCACGTCCGATGATGCGCCAGCCGATGCCGTCATCAACCTGGTAGTCGACCCCAAGATTGCCGAGCAGCTGCAGGATGCCTACGCCCCGGATGTGAAGCTCGTCATCGAGACGATCTGGGACCTCACCACCGGTACTGAGGAGTCGGCGGGAAACTGACGACGGTCCTGTCCTGGTGGTTGGACGAGGACAGGGCTGAGTTCTGTCAGGCATGTCGGCAGGCGCGGCGGGATAACTGCACCGGATGCGAGCGGCAGATGCCCGAGTTGCTCCCCGAGAACGACGAGATATGGAGGCTGTGGATGGCTGTGCAAACCCAGTGGCGCTACGGCGGCTCGTTCCGCACCGGCCTGGACTATAGCGGAGTGGCCGTGGTTGCCCGCAGTTTGGACGTAGACCTGCGCCTGCCGCGGACCTTCGATGGCCTCCAGCTCATCGAGTCCACCGCGCTATCCCACTGGTCAGACCGCGCCATGATGGAGATGGAGTCGTGAGCGGGACTGTCAACAGCGCGGGTATCGAGTTTGCGGTCAGTGTCAAGGATCGCGCCGCCCAGACGTTGGCGACCATTGACCAGCTCGCTGGCCGACTGGACAAGCTCAAGCTGGCGATGCGTGAGGTGGCGTCGATCGACGCCGCCTCTAACCTGTCCGGAACGCTTGACGCCGCCGCCCGCAAGGCATCCGAGCTCCTTGGCCGCCTGGACACGTCGGCCGCGCGGCAAGGGGTCAGCGAGACAGCCGGGGAGGTCGCCGGGCTGGCTGGCGCGCTGACCGACGCCGCCACCCAGGCCAAGGAACTGACCGCCCAGATCGGCGGCGAGGACAAGCCCAAGCTGAAGTACCGCGTCGATGTCATCGACCATGCCAGCGCCCGCTTCGACGTCATCAGTAAGCGGGCGACCAACCTGCGGCGGACGCCGCCGATCACGCTGACTGTCCGCGCCAAAGACATGGCCACCCGGACGCTGAATGGCATCCGGAACATGTTCCGCCGGCGGGTTGCCGAGATGGGGAGCGATCTGGCGGCGGCTCCAGGACGCATGAAAGACTTCGTCATCGGCGGCGTGGTGGCAAACGCGATAACCGGCGCGACGCGGGCGGCGGTCGGCAGTGTCCGAGAGCTGGCCGCAGGGTTTCTCAATGCCGGTGCCGAAGCGGATGGCCTGGTGCAGGCGCTCAATAACGTATCGGAGGGCAGGGGCGCGGCGGTACTCGCCGCGATCCGCAACGAAGTCAGCCGCATGCCGGTCGCGCTGGGCGCGGCGTCGAAGGCCTACGTGAACCTGCGTACCGGCGGGATCCAGCCAACCATCAAGGATCTGGCCGCCCTGAGTACGGTCGCCGCCCAGATGCAGGGCGACGGCAGCGCCAATGTCGAACGGCTGTCCGATGCCCTCGGTCGCGCTGCCCGCAACGCGGCGATCGGCAAGACCGAGATGAACGAGATGCTCGGCGAACTCCGGATCTCCGGGATACCAGTTATCGACGTCTTGCAGAAAGAACTCGGCCTGACTGAGCAGCAGATAGCCAACATGGCGGCCGCCGGCGTCACCAGTAAGCAGGTGCTCGACGGTGTGTGGCAATGGATCCGCCGCCAAGCGGCGAACAGTGGCGACTCCTGGGCGGATGCCAGCCAGAAGGCGAAGAACGTCTGGGGAGAGTTCCAACGCCAGGTCGCGGACAGCGGACCATTCGACGCATTGAAGGATGGACTGGATGATTTTCTGGCCCACCTCCAAACAGCCAAGGGAGAGGCGGACCTGGAACAGTGGGCGAACGATACCGGCGATGCTCTCATCCGTGCGTTCGCTGGCGCGGCCACCGCCGCGAACTTCCTGCTCGACATCATCGACGCCATGGTCATCGGTGTGGATGCGGTACGGTGGGCGATCGCCAAGACCGAGCAACATTTCGCCACGGCCGCCGACCTTGCCTTCCTTCTGGTGTCGGTGCTTCCGGGAATGGAAAAAAAGGGCGCCAAGATGTCCGCCAATGCGCTTGTCCATGAGGCCAACGCCCGGGGGGAGGCCACACGGCGTGCCAGCGTGATGGACGACCGCCTCAAGGACCGCGAGCGTCGGGCGGCCGCATTGGACGCCTTGGAGGAACGAATCAAAGGATACGCCCCTGGGCGCCGACCGCCGAAACCGGCGGTCACACCGCACGAGGAACCCCCGGAGACGTTCATCCCTGGCGCGCCCAGCGTCGATGCCGCGACCACGCGGCGGGTGGCTGCTGAACGCGCCGCCCATGCCGAGATCATCCGCCTGACCAAGGGGGAAGTCGCCTATCGTCAATGGGCCGCCGACCAGGGCATCCAAACGGTCGACCGCGTGACCGCCGCCCAGCAGCGCGCGGCGCGGGAGTTGGCTGACGAGCGGATACGTGAACTTGATGTGATGGAGCAGCGCGCCAATCGGTGGATCGCCGCGATCGAGCGGCGGGGCCAGAATACACTCCCTGCCGCGCCAGCCCGGGCAAATACACTCCCTGCCGCGCCAGCGAATGCGTCGTCGATCAGTTCCCAGGCCGCGCAGTTCCGCGAGGCCGGCGTGGACGAGCAGACTGTCCAGCAGTACCTGGATGCCGCGAGGTCAGCGGCCCAGCAGCGGCGAGAGATCGAGACCCAGATGGCCGGCGAGGTAATCCGGATCCAGCGGGGCGCGACGGCATATCAGATATGGTCGATGGACCAGGAAATCGCGCGCCATCGCGAGGCCGGCGTGGACGAGACGGCGATAGCGCAGTATGTCGCCGCCATGCGCAAACAGATCGTCGGCGACCGCCGCACCGCGATCGAGGCCAGCGAGCAGCAGCTCACCAACTCTCTGGCCCAGCTCACCCTCTCCAGAGTGGATTATGAGAAGTGGGCTCTCGATCAGCAGCTCCGTGCCTGGCGGGACGCTGGTGTCGAGACCGTCAAGATCGAGCGCTACAAGATCGCCGCTCTGAAATCCATCTATCAACAGGCTGCCCGCGACCGCGCAAATGAGCGGGACCGGCAGTTACAGGCAGACAGGTCGGCCATCCGCGCCCACTTGAAGGACCTCGATGATGCAACCAAGCGACTCCGGAGCAACGCGCTGATGTCGCCGCGCGAGCGCAAGCGGCAACGCCTGGCCGCGAACAAGGCGAAGCGGCAAGAGGAACGGGAGACCAAGCGCCTCAAACGCCGCGCGCAGCAGGCAGCGGATAATCTGCTCAATGGCGGGCACGTCTCGCGCAAGGGGCGCGATGCGCTGCAGTGGGCCAAAGCCCGTCGTGTCCAGCAGCGCGCCGGCCGCGCCGCCGGCAAAGACCCGGTCGTCGCCGAGCAGCGGGAAACCAACAGCCTGCTGCGCGACATCAAGGCCGCAATCAAGGCAGGTGGAGGGCTGAACTGATGCCGGTATATCCCGACGCTGTACCTGTGCTGATGCACGAATATGAAACGCGGCTATGGCGCGGCATCGGCAGCGGCTACTACGAGGAGGATGGGACGCTGGTCATCGACTCGATCCGGATCTATCGCCGGACCACCTACCGGGAGTACTGGTTGCCCTACTATGATGATGGCCCCGACACGCAGCAGGTGACCACGCCGTCCGGTGGATGGGAGTACGCCGGATATGACAACAGCGTCCGCTCGCGGATACCATTGCTCGGGGACCACATGGAGACGTTCACCCTGATCGACCCCACCTGGTACAATGAGGACGGGACTCTCTATGGGTGATCGAGGGACTACGGTGATCAGGGATAATTGGCGAGCGGGGGAGAACCTGACTGCCGACTTCGTGAATCGGTTGGTGCGGTTGCTCACAAACATCAAGCCGGCTGACGACAGCATCACCGTCGAGTACGCACCCGACGCCATATACCTGCGCTTCAACCCGAACGCTGCATCGCTGCATCCGCCCGGCTCCGGCTCAGGCACCGGCTCCGGCAGCGGGACCGGTACGGGTACTGGCACGGGCACAGGCACCGGCTCGGGTCCCGGCTCAGGTACCGGCAGCGGGACTGGCACAGGGACTGGCACGGGCACAGGCACCGGCTCGGGTCCCGGCTCAGGTACCGGCAGCGGGACTGGCACAGGGACCGGCACGGGTACCGGCACGGGTACCGGCACGGGTACCGGCACGGGTACCGGCAGCGGGACTGGCACGGGT